ATCGAGAAGTCGTATTTCACCCTGCCGGAGATCCTCGAGCGCTGGTCCATGTCCGAGGCGGACCTCATCTATCTGGCCGAGAACGACCAGCTGCGGCTGTCGATCCGGGTGTTCAACCTGGTCGTCGAGTTCGGCGACTACGAGGAGACGCCTGAGGGAGAGCGATTCTCCGTCCCCTTCGAGCGGGGCCCGTTCAACGGGCTGCTCGACCTCCAGGCCCATGACGTCTTCCAGCTGTTCCGGCATGGCGAGGTGAAGCTTAGCCGCTTCCGCTCTCACAAGGCCGACTATGCCTGCCTGACAGGGGAGCGAGAGCTCATCACCGTGCGGCAGCGCGATCTTTTCCTCAGGCGGGACGAGCGTGACCGCTTCGAGGCCGAGACGGGATTTGCCGGAGCGGCTACCGGCCCACGACCCGGCGCGTTCCATGCCTCCGCCGACTACCAGGATGTCCGCTGCAACGGTCAGCATTTCCGGCTGGGTGCGATCCAGGCGCAGGTCGTGCGTGCGCTGCACGAGGCGGCGGGGCGCGGCGAGCCTTGGCAGAGCGGGAAGGCGATCCTCGCCGCGGCAGGCTCGCGCAGCCTCAAGATGTCCGACGTCTTCAAGTCGAAGAAGAACTGGCGCCTCCTGATCGAGTCGGACGGCCGCGGCGCCTATCGCCTGCTCGGGCTCTGATCTCGCGCCATCCCTCCCATCCGCGCGCCCTCCCGATCTCTGCGGTGGGATGCGCCGGGGGATGAGAGGGGGATGGCGATCCCCCACAGAGCCGTTCTCCCTTGGATTGAAAGGCTCCTGACAATCCCCCTCCGCATCCCACTCCAATCCTGACGACATCCCCTCGCGGGATTTCGCATCGTGCTCCCGACAAACGACACCGGGAGACGACGATGCAGCAGAAAACCTGCCTCACACAGAAGGAACTGGCGCGGCGCTGGACAATCTCGCACCGCACGCTCGAGCGCTGGCGATGGGCCGGAGAAGGCCCCGCCTACATGAAACTCGGCGGCCGGGTGGTCTACCGGCTCGAGGACATCCTGGCCTTCGAGAAGGACCAGCTCACGCACACCGCCGACAGCGTTCGGGGGGCGGCATGATGGAACGCCGTTCCGCCATCCACGGCAGCCGCGTCGTGTCGATCTTCGGCGCCGCCGGTCCCGCGCTCGACGAGGTGGGGCTTTCCGCCTGGATCGCGCAGGCCGCCCCGGGCGAGGCGCTGGTCTATCACCGCGGGTTCCTCGCCGTCGACGCCACCGGTGCCGTCTCGAACCTCACGCCCGAGCGCCAGCGCACCCTGCGCGGTGTCGCGGCCGCTGCCTTGCGCGCCGCCGAGCATCGGCTTGTCCACCTCGTGCAGGCCCGGCTCGGCCCCGACCACTTCGCCTACATCGCCGTCGCCCGGCCGAAGCCCGGTCCTGCCGGCGCCGCCCTTTCGACGCGCCTGCTCGAGGCCGCCTGACCCTATCCCCCATCACGGAGATCCCCATGCCGTTCCCTGAGAACACCCCCTCCATCGACGAGCTGATCAACTTGCCCGCGGGCGAGATTGCCCAGCTTCCGGTCGAGCTTCTGGCCGCCATGCAGCGCGAGATCGACGCTGCCGCGAAGCAGATGAAGGCCGTGACCGCGCGCCTCAATACCGCGCTCGAGGTCCGCTACGCCGCCCGCGCCGCCGAGGCCCGCCGCGCTTGTGGCAAGGACACCGGCACCGTGCGGCTGGTCGACGGCAACTACACCGTCGTGGCCGATCTGCCCAAGCGGGTCGATTGGGATCAGGAGAAGCTGGCGCAGATTGCCCGGAATATCGCCGCGAGCGGCGAAGATCCGGCCGAGTTCATCGATACCAGGCTGTCTGTTTCCGAGCGCAAGTATAGCGCGTTGCCTGAGCCCTGGCGCAAGGGGTTCGAGCCCGCGCGCACGGTGAGGACGGGCGCGCTGAAGATCGCGATCCTGCCGCAGGAGGACGGGCAATGACCGCCCTCGTTCCGATCTCCCCGGACGCGCAGGATCTGCCTAGCCTGATCGACCGCGCCGCCAGCATGCTGTCGGGCGCGAAGACCGCCGCCGAGGTGCTCGAGGCGCGCAACATGGCGGGCCTCGCCTACGATGTGGCCAAACGCGCCGCCCGCCTGCAGCGCGCCAAGAGCGCCCATGACGACCTCGTCGCCGCCGCGCATCGTGCGCAGGCCCATGCGCTCGAAATCGAAGCCCGCGCCAAGCGTCGGCTGGCCGATGAATACGATGCCGCGCAAGCGCGGGGCGAAGTTTTCGGCGCGCACAACGGCGCCCGTAATCGCGTTGAAGGCTCCAACGCGATTGCTGCGACAGCCGACCTCGGGTTGCGTCGCGACCAGATCCACGAGGCCCGGCAGATCCGGGACGCCGAAGCCGCTGACCCCGGCATCGTGCGTCGCGCCCTCGATGATCGCCTCGAACGCGGCGAAGAACCCACCCGCGCGGCCCTGCGCAAGATGGTGGTCGACGCCGCCATGCGGGGGCTGCGGCCGCAGCGCCCGGCCAGCCGACGCAACCCGCTCTACGTCCCGCCGACGCCTGCACGCGCTGCCTGGCAGCATGTGACCGGGACGTTCCGCGCCTTCGCCGAATGGGCCACGGACGAGAACCTGGCTCTCGCCCGGCAGGGCATGCGCGAGGCGCGGGACGAACCGTTTCACGACCTCGACGCTCAGGCAATCGCCCGCGGGGCGGCACATTTCACGCAAATCACGGAGTGGCTCCATGCAGAATAGCCAGTCAGCGGCCTTTGCCGCATCTGTCTGGGAGGTCGCCTCCCGCATCGGCAACAACGCGCCCCGGATCGCCGACGACATCATGGAGGCTGCCTTTCCGCGGACCTGTTCTCAGGCGCGGGCTGAGGGCGCGCTCCGGATGCTGCGCACCGGGATCATCTCGGAGGTGAAGCGCATCCTGCGCAACCACGACGATGGACCGGGCCAGGGGGATTTCGCGGAGGTCTGCGAGGCGTTCGCGCCCCTCGTGAAGGATCTGCGGTCCAAGTCCTACTTCGTGGAAGAAGCCGCGGAATACGTCGCGATCCCGGACCTCATTGCGGAACCGGACCTGCTCGACGACGCGCGACGCTTCATGCGGCGCAAGGGCATCGAGTGTCTGGCCGAAGCGGATCGGCTGGACGCGCTCTATGCTGCGGTCACCGGAACCGGTCGTGAAGCGGCGCCCCCGGCGCGGGCGGTGGCGGCATGACGCCCGCGCTCCCCATCATCACCGCCGATCAGCGGTTGGCCGAGGTGCGCGGCGTGAAGGCCGCCATCTTCGGGGCGAGCGGCGCCGGCAAGACCACGCTCCTGCGCACACTGAAGGCGAGCACGACGCTGTTCTTCGACCTCGAGGCGGGCGATCTCGCCATCGAGGGCCTGGCCGTCGACACGATCCGCCCGCGGACCTGGCGGGAATGCCGCGACTTCGCGGTGTTCATTGGCGGCGCGAACCCCGCACTGCGCAAGGACCAGTCCTACAGCGAGGACCACTACCAGGCGGTTTGCCGGAAGTACGGCGACCCGCGGGCGCTGGAAAAGTACGACACGGTGTTCATCGACTCGATCACCGTGGCGGGACGGCTCTGCTTTCAGTGGTGCAAGGGTCAGCCCGAGGCGCATTCGGACAAGACCGGCAAGCCGGACGTTCGCGGCGCCTATGGGCTGCATGGCCGCGAGATGATCGCCTGGCTCACGCACCTGCAGCACACGCGGGCGAAGAACGTCATCTTCGTCGGGATCCTCGACGAGAAGCTCGACGACTTCAATCGCAAGGTCTTCGTCCCGCAGATCGACGGATCGAAGACCGGGCTCGAGCTGCCCGGCATCGTCGACGAGGTGCTGACGCTGACTTCGCTGCCCGACGACAAGGGCGTGCCGCAGCGCGTCTTCGTCTGCCACACGCAGAACCGCTGGGGCTATCCGGCCAAGGACCGCTCCGGCCGTCTCGACCTGCTCGAGCCGCCGCATCTGGGCCAGCTCATCGAGAAGATCCGCCAACCCCTGCCGATCGACGCGCGCCCGCTCGTCATCGAGGCGCCGCGCATGCCGGCGCCGGCCGTCACCCCTCAAACCGATCCCACCAACTGAAAGGACCCGAGCCATGTCCGGTCTCTGGAACGACTTCAACGACGCGCAAAGCAACACTAACCTCATCCCCAAGGGAACGCTGGCCAAGGTGCGCCTGACCATCCGCCCCGGCGGTTTCGACGACCCGTCGCAGGGCTGGACCGGGGGCTATGCCACCCGCGGCTCCACCGGCGCCGTCTACCTCAACGGCGAGTTCACGGTCACCGAAGGCCCCTATGCCCGGCGCAAGATCTTCACGCTGATCGGTCTCTACAGCCCCAAGGGGCCCGACTGGGCCAACATGGGCCGCAGCCTCGTGCGCGGCATGCTGAACTCGGCCCGCGGGATCTCGGACAAGGACCAGTCCCCCCAGGCGCAGGCGGCGCGGCGGATCGGGGGCTTCGCCGATCTCGACGGGATCGAGTTCGTCGCCCGGATCGACGTCGGCACCGACGCCATGGGCGAGGAGAAGAACGAGATCCGCGCCGCGGTGACGCCCGACCACCGCGACTATGCGCAGGTCATGGGCCAGGGTGCTGCGCCGATGGTAGCGGGCACGGCCTATTCGCCCCAACCCGGCCCCCAGCCCCAGGCACCGACGCAGGAACACGGCGCACCCGCGCAGCACGGGCAGCCCGCCCCGGCACCTGCCGGGTCCGGCTTTTCCGGCCGTCCCAGCTGGGCCGAGTGAGGGTCTCCGCCATGCGCCTTCGCCCCCGTCAGAAACTCTTTGTCGAGCGCAGCCTGTCTGCGCTCGGCCCCCGCGACAACACGCTCGGGATCGCGCCAACGGGCTGTCATGCGGCTGGCACGCCGATCCTGATGTTCGATGGCAGCACGAGGCTCGTGGAAGACATTGTCGTCGGCGATGTGCTCATGGGCCCCGGCAGCGCGCCGCGCCATGTTCTGGAGCTGCATCGCGGCCGGGATCAGATGGTCGAGATCCGGCCTCTGAAAGGCAGGTCATTTGTTGTGAACCTTGGGCATATCCTCACCGTGGTGCGCACGAACGACGGCATGCCTGCACGTTGTCGGAACCGCGATGGCGAGTTGGTGGACATCGGTGTCGCCGATTGGCTCACGGCTTCGGACAGCTTCAGGCACCTGCACAAGCTGCTGAGGATGCCAGCAGACTTTCCCGCGCGCGCAGCCCCGGACCTCGATCCGTACCTGCTGGGCATCATCCTTGGCGATGGTGGTCTGACCCATGGCGTGTCGGTGACCACACCGGATGTGGAAATCGTGGACACGCTCTATCGTGCGGCCGCGCAGATGGGCCTGCGGGTTCGTTGCGACCAACTCCCCCACAATTCGGCCAACACCTATTTCCTGGTCGATGATCGCTCACAGGGCAATGCACTGATCAATCGGCTGCGAGCCTTTGGACTCTTCGGCAAACCGTCGGCCGAGAAATTCATCCCCGATGCCTATCGGCTTGGCGCGCGGGCCACCCGCTTTGCCATGCTGGCAGGTCTACTGGATACTGACGGTCATCTGATGAATGGCCGTTGCTTCGAGTTCGTCAGCAAGTCCCCGCGCCTGGCTGCTGATGTGGTTTTCATCGCGCGCAGCCTTGGGTTTCTGGCAAGCTCGGCCGAAAAGGAAGTCGGCGGACAGATCTACCTGCGCGTCCATATCTCTGGCGATCTCGATCAGATCCCGACGCGCGTGCTGCGCAAACAGGCCCCGCCACGCAAACAAAAGAAGAACGTGCTGCGCTCTGGGTTCACGGTCCACCCGATGGGCGAGGCGGCGTATTTCGGGTTCACGGTCGATGGCGACCATCGCTATCTGATGGGGGATTTCACCCTCACGCATAATTCCGGCAAGACCATCATGCTCTCGGCCGTGACGCGAGAGCTGATTGGCACGAGCAGTGCCAGGGCCTGCGTGCTCGCGCATCGTGACGAGCTGACCAGCCAGAACCGGGCGAAGTTCGCCCGGGTCAATCCCGACATGGAGACCTCCGTCGTCGATGCCACGACCAAGTCCTGGAACGGACAGGTCACATTCGCCATGGCGCCGACGCTGGCGCGGGCCGCAAATCTCGCGGCCATGCCGAAGCTTGATCTGCTCGTGATCGACGAGGCGCATCACGCGGTGGCCGAGAGCTACCGCCGCATCATCGACCGGGTGCGTGAGGCCAATCCCGACGCCCGCATCTTCGGGGTCACGGCGACGCCGAACCGGGGCGACAAGAAGGGCCTGCGCGAGGTCTTCGACAATGTCGCCGACCAGGTGCGGCTGGGCGAGTTGATCGCTTCGGGCCACCTCGTCCCGCCGCGCACCTTCGTCATCGACGTCGGCGTGCAGGACGAGTTGCGCTCGGTGCGCAAGACCCTGTCGGATTACGACATGGCCGAGGTGGCGGAGATCATGGACCGCGCACCGGTCACCGACGAGGTGATCCGCCACTGGAAGGAAAAAGCAGGCGATCGCCAGACGGTCGTCTTCTGCTCGACCGTCGCCCATGCCGAGCATGTGACGGAGGCGTTCCGCGAGGCGGGCGTTGCGGCCGCGCTCATTACCGGCACGCTGGACGCGGGCGAGCGCAAGGGGATCCTCGACGCCTATGCGGCCGGCCGGATCCGGGTTGTGATCAACGTCGCTGTGCTGATCGAGGGCTGGGACCACCCGCCCACCTCCTGCGTCGTGCTGCTGCGGCCGAGTTCCTACAAATCGACCATGATCCAGATGGTCGGGCGCGGTCTGCGCACTGTCGATCCGACCGAGCATCCCGGCGTGGTCAAGACCGACTGCATCGTGCTGGATTTCGGCACTTCGAGCCTGATCCACGGCACGCTCGAGCAGGACGTCGATCTCGACGGCCACACGCCCTCGGGCGAGGCGCCGACCAAGACCTGCCCGGCCTGCGCGGCCGACATTCCGCTTGGCTCCCGCGAGTGCCCGCTTTGCGGCGAGTTGCTGGTCGAACCCGAGGACGAGGCACAAAGCCAGGAGGCAGGGACCGGCAGCCTGTCCGGGTTCGTCATGTCCGAGATCGACCTCCTGAATCGGTCGAGTTTCGCCTGGGAGGACCTCTTCGGCGACGACGCCGCGCTCATGGCGAGCGGGTTCGGTGCCTGGGGCGGCGTATTCTTCCTCGAGGGCCGATGGCATGCCGTGGGCGGGGCGAAGGGACAGGCGACCTGCCTTCTTGGGGTCGGCGATCGCACCGTCTGCATTGCGCGGGCCGACGACTGGCTGAACGCCCACGAGAGCGACGAGAGCGCCTTCAAGTCGAAGCGCTGGCTGAGCCAGGCGCCGACGGAGAAGCAGCTGCAATACCTCTCCGCCGAGCAGCGGCAGGATTACGGGCTCACCCGTTACCGCGCCTCGGCGCTGATCACCTTCCAGTTCAACCGGCGCGACATTCGCCGGCTCGTGATGTCGGCCGGGCCCGAGCGGAGGGCGGCGTGAGCCATGTCGCGCAAGTCCCATCCCCGCCCGCAGAGGCTCCGGATCGACCGGGCTGTGATCGCCTCTGGCATCCGCGCCCAGTGCTCTGCGCCGTCTGCACATCCCGCACGCGCGGCTTCGGCTGGTTCGATCCCTACCGGCCGCGGCCCCACCGCACCCGCCGCTGGTTCTGCTCCATGGGCTGCCAGGCGGCCTTCACCCGCAAAGCGAAAAGAGGACTGAGCATGGTCGATTTCACCGAAGAAGAAACCCAGGCGCTGCCCGCCGTGATGCGCGCGCTCGCCCCCGAGATGGAGCGCATCGGCTGGGACCGGCCGCTGGGCCAACTGACCCGGAACGACATGCACCGGCTGATCGTCACCACCGTCGAGGCGTTCCGCGCCGAGATGGCCGAGATCGCCAGCCAGTCGGAGATCCCGTTCTGATGCTGGACTACAACAAGCGCCCCGGTATCGCCGAGCGCATCAACGCGGCCGTGGACGCGGCTCTCGAGGCTGAGCGCGAGGCGACCCCGCCGCGCGACTATCTGGGTGCGTCCCGGCTTGGGCACGCCTGTGAGCGGGCGCTGCAGTTCGAATTCGCGGGCGCTCCGAAGGACGAGGGCCAGGACTTCTCGGGTCGGTCGCTGCGGATCTTCGCGATCGGGCATGAGCTCGAGGGTCTCGCCATCCGCTGGCTGCGGGCGGCGGGGCTGGACCTCTACACCCGCAAGGGCAACCGCGCGGACGGGGAGCAGTTCGGCTTCTCGGTCGCGGCCGGCCGCATCCGCGGCCATGTCGACGGGATCGTCTCCGAGGCCCCCGCGGCGCTCGGGCTGCGCACCCCGGCGCTCTGGGAATGCAAGACCATGAACGCGAAGAACTGGCGCGCCTGCGTCAAGGACGGTGTGACCAAATCCAAGCCCGTCTACGCCGCGCAGATCGCGCTCTACCAAGCCTACATGGAAGCGACGGTGCCGGGCATTAGCGCGAACCCCGCGCTGTTCACCGCGATCAACAAGGATACGGCCGAGCTGCACCACGAGCTCGTGCCCTTCGATGCCGACCTCGCGCAGCGCATGTCCGATCGCGGCGTGCGCATCCTGCGGGCGACCGACGCGGGCGAGCTGCTCCCGCGCATCGCGGCCAATCGCGACTTCTTCGAATGCCGGTTCTGCCCGTGGGCCGAGCGCTGCTGGGGTCTGCCGGCATGAGCGACGACAACATCATTCACTTCAACCCCTGGCGGGATTTCAACGACGCGGCACCTATGGCCGATCCCTTCGCGGTCGAACCGGACGCGGGCCAGATCGCGCGCTTCGTCGATGTGGTCTTTGGCTATTCCGACGGGCTGATCCCGGTTCGCGGTTTCGTCGACAAGGGTCAGGGCAAGGACGGCCGGCCGCACAACATCTGGATCGACGCGGACGCCACCGCGCCCGAAAAGCTTGCCACTTTCGCGGGCTGGGCCGCGCGCGAGGGCGCGGCGGTCTATGTCATCCCGGGCACGGTCGCGGAGACGGGGCAGGCGCGCGCCGCGGACGTCCTTCAGATGCAGAGCCTCGTGGTCGATCTCGACTCGGGCGACATCCCGGCCAAGCTCGATCACCTCGTCCACCATCTCGGCCGGCCGACGCTGATCGTCGAGAGCGGCGGGCGCACGCCCGAGGGAGCGACCAAGCTCCATGTCTGGTGGAAACTGACTGAGCCCGCGGAGGGGGCGGACCTCGCCCGGCTCTGCCTGCTGCGCGGCGAGATCGCGCTGAAGGTGGGCGGCGACACGCATTTCCGCTCGGCCCATCAGCCGATCCGCGTGCCCGGCACCGTTTATCACAAGGGCGGTCTTACTCGGCTCGTGCAGATCCGCGAGGGGACCGACATCGAGGTCGACCTCGCCGAGATGGCCGAGCGCGTCGCCGACATGCAACCCATGCCCGGCGTCGGCATGGCCACGGCCGAGCCTCGCGAGAAACCTGCCATAGACGACGTGCTGGTGACGCCGGTGCATGAGGGCGGCACGGACGACTGGTCCCGCTTCGAGGGCGCCTCGGCCGCCATCGGCTATTTCCTGCGGCTGGTCCACGAGGGCCGGATATCGATGGATGAGGGCTGGACGGCGATCTGCGGCTACAACGCTGCGATGCTGCGCCCCTGCTGGCCGCTCGACCGGCTGAAGCGCGAGACCAACCGCCTGTGGGAGCTGCATATCAAGCGGCACGGGTCGCCGCGGATCCGTCTCGACAGCGCGGCGCCTGTGCAAACGAACCTGCCGACCTTTAGCCTCGGCGCGCTGCTCGACGACACGAGCCCGATGCCCGACGACATCATCGCGCCCCGGGTGCTGACGCCGGGCGGACTGCTGGTGCTGGGCGGTGCGCCCAAGGTCGGCAAGAGCGACCTGCTGATCTCCTGGCTTGTCCACATGGCCGCCGGCGTGCCGTTCCTCGGCTTCACGCCGCCACGGCCACTGCGGATCTTCTATCTGCAGGCCGAGATCCAGTACCACTACCTGCGCGAACGCCTGCAGCAGATCGGCCTGCCGCCCGAGCTGATCGCCGCCGCGCGCGACAACCTGATCGTCACGCCGAAGCTGCGGATGCTGCTCGATGCAGAGGGCAGCGCGCGTGTGGCCGAGGCAATCAGGGCCGCGTTCCCCGACGAACCACTCGACATCCTCTGCATCGACCCGATCCGGAACCTATTCGACGGCGGGCCCGATGGAGGCGGCGAGAACGACAACGCAGCGATGATGTTCTTCCTGAAGGACCGGGTGGAGGTGCTGCGCGACCACGTCAATCCCGACTGCGGCGTGATCCTCGTCCACCACACCAAGAAGCTCTCGAAGCACCAGGTGAAGGAAGATCCGTTCCTCGCGCTCTCCGGCGCCAGCGCGCTCAGAGGCTTCTACACCACCGGCCTGATCCTGCACCGGCCAGAGGAGGACTCGACCCAGCGCCGCCTCGAGATCGAGCTGCGCAATGGACCCGCGCTGCCCGCGAAGCTGGTCGACAAGGTCAAGGGCAAATGGGTCGAGATCAACCCGATGAACGAGCGGCTCGTGCGCCCCGAGGTCGGCGCAAAGCACGATGCCGAGCGTGATCGCAAGCGAGATGTGATCCTCTCGATCCTGCTCGACGAAGCGGCCGAGGGGCGGCTCTACACCATCAACCAGTTCGCTGAGGCCTTCGAGAACAAGGGCGGTCTGGGCGGCAAGGACACGATCCGCGACCGGATCGCGGTGCAGGCCACCAAGGGCGCCGTCAAGTTCATCCGCGACGGCGCGCCCTACGGCCTCGGGCCTTCGCGATCGCGCTTCGGATACCTCTGCGTCGAGGGGATGGTCATGCCCATGGACGGCGAGGCTGTCGATCCGGCGACCGGAGAGGTCACTGCCGCCAGCATCGCGGTCCTGCCCACCCACTACAAATCGCCCCAGACCGGAGCGCTCCTCGAGGTCGAGAACCCGCAGGTCTGGGTCTATCCGGAGGGGGAACGGCCATGAACGCCCCCGCAGATCGTTTCGCGCAGAATTGCGCAGGGACCAGTTTGAACCAGATGCGGGGCTTTGCCGAAACTGCCCCGCCATCCGTTCGCGAACATGCGCAAACGCCCGCTGTGATCAGTTTCGGCCCGTTTCCGAAACTGCCCCCGCAAGATTGCGCAGATGCCGCAACCGCTACGCTGCACCCAGTTTCGGGCGAGTCAGGCGAAAGCACCCTCCCGAAACTGGAATTCCCTATTCCCGTCAGTGTGTTGCTGCGGTTTTCCAGTTTCGGGGGTGAAACCACCCCCTACGGGGGTGGGGGAGAACGCCGCAGGCGGGTTCTCCCACGCCCACCCCCAGGGGTTTCGCGCGCGAGGCCTGCCCACGCGCCAACCTTCCGATCCGACGACGGCGGCCCCGTACCGCCAAGCACCAGACCGCCGTCGTCTTCCACCCGAGCAGCCAACCAGAAGAGGAGACCACCCATGGCTGACCTGACTCTCGCCACCAGCGCACGCGAGGCAATCCCCGATCTGCCGCCTGCCGTCCGGGCCAACCGCGCGATGCTGGCGCTCGACCTCGGCACCGCCACGGGATGGGCGCTGCACGGCATCGACGGGCTGATCACCTCCGGCACGGTGTCCTTCCGCCCCGGCCGCTTCGACGGTGGCGGCATGCGTTACCTGCGCTTCACCAACTGGCTGACCGAGATCGACCGGCTGTCCGGGCCCGTCGCCGCCATCTGGTTCGAGGAGGTCCGCCGCCACGCGGCCACCGACGCGGCCCATGTCTATGGCGGGCTCATGGCCACGCTGACCACATGGGCCGAACTGCGCGGCGTGCCCTACGAGGGCGTCCCGGTCGGAACGATCAAGCGCCACGCCGCGGGCAAGGGCAACGCCGACAAGGCCGCGATGATCGCCGCCGTCCGCGCCCGCGGCTTCAGCCCCGCCGACGACAACGAGGCCGACGCCATCGCGATCCTGCTCTGGGCGCTGGAGACCAAGGGGGGCCTGCAATGAGGCGGTTTCCCCGTGGCTATGGCGGCGATCGCCGCAGCCCCGAACAGGTCAAGCGCGACGGCTGGAAGGAGCAACGCGTGTTCGCAGTTTCCCTTGACGACCAGAGACTTACTTGGCCTGAGCGGGAGCTGGTGAGGCAACTCGGCGAGCGTCTCTACGGCGCGCGCCCACAAAATCGAGAGGTTCAGAAATGACCCATTGGACACCAGCCGACGTGGAGGCACGGCTCGCCGAATCCGGAATGATCCTGCGCCGTCTGCCCGAGCCCCGGCGCAACGGATACTTCAGCACATGGCCCGAGATCGTCCACGGGTTCGCCGACAAGGTGGGCCAGGAGCCGAAGCCCATGCGCGTCTCGCCCTCGCCGCGGGACATCGCGCGGATGGAGGAGACGCTGACCTGGACGAACTGCCTCGAACCCGTCGACGGCAAGATCGTGTGGATGAAGGCACATGGCGAACGCTGGAAGAACATTTGCTGGCACGTCGGGCTTTGCCACGCCGCCGCGAACCAGCACTGGCAGTACGGCCTGTCGCTGATCGCGCTGAACCTCAACAAGCAGCCCTTCAACCGCAAGCTGCCGATCCTCGAGATCATCAAGCTGGCGCGCAGCCAGTAGGAAAGTCTCTTGTAGAGAGTTTTCGCGCAGACAAAAACGCCTCTCCCGGGCTAAAAAGTGGATATGCTCGGGAGAGGCGCGCGCGGCGCAGTCCCGAACGAAACCATCCTTTCGTTGGCGAAGGCCGTTAGAAAAGGAAAGGCGCTGATCCTTTCCTTGCGCGCCGCTGTCCGCCCCCGCCAAGCCCCCTCAGCCGACTTCGCGGTTCCTTCTGCGCGATATTCGTATGCTGGCGGGCGAAGCGCGGGACATCGCCAGCGACAGGGCCGGATTTTTGGGAAGCCACCCGGAAGCCGGAGCCACACGCGCGTCGCGCAAACACCAATGAACGCTG